GCTTAATAATTCAATTGCCAATTCTTAGTCTTTTTCTAAGTCTATGGCTATGGCTCTGGCTCTGGCGATGGCTCTGGCGTAGTTTAAACTTCCCCCGCCCCCTTAACCTTAAGGTTATTTTGCTCTGGTCGGGTAAAATGGGGGAAGGGAAAAGTGTCATGCGGAATAATTGCTGTGAGTTCTCTACACGAGGTTATAACGAGACCTAAAACACAGCGTTCACAAGTAGAGTTTTGTGAACCGCATGATGATTTAAAGGAGATACTATGAAGTGTACTAATGAGGAAAGGGTTAATTGTCTGAACTGGGATACTGAAGACCTTATGTGCCTTACCAACGGGATGAGGGTGTTCCCTGAAAGAAAGAAGTGTGTGTTTAAGGAGGAGGACGACTAATGGCTAAGAATGAATATTGGACGATAATTGATAAGAAGGGACGATTAATAAGAGAGGGTGGTGAATTGTTTATCCATACTACTAAGAATCGTGTGGGGTTGGTTTTATGGGAAAATGGGGAACAGATAGTCAAAGTTCGTATCGAGATAATAGGTAATTCTAAAAAGGCTAAGAATGACTAACCCTAATAACAATCGTAAACGTGGTAAAAGGAACGAAAAAGCTCTCGCAGATAGATTAGGTGGCAAAAGAATCGGTATTCTTGGAAAAGAAGATATCCAACATGAACGATATTCGTTTGAGGTAAAATCCTTTGTCCGATATGCAGGTGCTAAGATACTTGAACAGGCTGAACGGAACGCTCCAGCAGGTAAGATACCCCTTGCCATAGTCCACATCAAAAATCAGCTACGGGATAACGATATAGTAATGATGAGGTTGAGTGAATGGGAGAAGATGAATGGTTAACATGAAGCCTTGTATAAAGTGCGGGGCAATTGAGAGGAATAAAAGAGGAGTTTGCAAACCATGTATAGCAAAATACTATGCCGAATACCGTGCTGATAATAGGGATAAAATTAGAGCCTTCAGTGCCAAATGGCGTGCCAAAAACACCGAGAAGATAAAGGCTATTAATGCTAAATGGTATGCCGCAAACACAAAGAAGAGAATGGCTATTATTAACAAATGGCAAAAAGAAAACTCCGAAAAGAAGAAGGCCATTAATATTAAGTGGGCGAAAGATAATCCTGATAAGGTAAAAGCCTTTAAAGCCAGATGGGCGAAAAACAACCCTGAAACTTGCCGCGTTTATTATCACAACCGCCAAGCCCGTAAAAAAGCTAATGGTGGTAAGCTTTCAAGCAACTTATCAGAACTTCTTTACGCGAGACAGAAGGGTAGATGCGCTTGTTGCAAGGAACCTCTCGGAGATAACTACCATCTTGACCATATTATGCCAATTAAGCTTGGTGGGGCGAATGAAGATAGGAATATACAGTTATTAAGAGCAAGCTGTAATTCAAGTAAGAGTGGTAAGCATCCAGTGGAATATATGCGGAGCAAGGGTTTTTTAATTTAAAAGGAGAAGCCATGGTATGACTTATATTTTTATTGAGACCGTGCTTTTAAACTTCTCCCAAGAATACCGAGTGTATCTTGAGTTGGAGACAAGCAGGAAAATATGGGTGACGGTAGGATGTGGTACTTGTTTCCATGATTTTCCTATAATATGTGATGAACGCTCAAATGGGCATAGTAAGTGTAAAAAGACTTGGAAATGGGAGAGGGAATAGAAATGAAGATTATCAATCTGACTCAATTCAGAGCGATGCCAGAAGGTACGGTCTTTATGAAGTATGAACCTTGTGTATTTGAACCCCTTAGCGTGAAGGGTGAGACTTGGGAGTTTGATTTCATAAGTGCGTCCATAACTGATGAGGTGGATGCTGATTCTTCTGAAGAAATGGAGAATAAGTTGCGTTATGCCGAGAATTCAGGGGAATCTATAGATATGGATTTTGAAGGGTATATACGAGATGGATGTTTTGAGCCTAACCAGTTATTTGCTGTGTATGAAAAGAAAGATATAGAGGGATTGATAAATAAGTTGAATTCATGCTTATCTATGTCCGAGGAGAAAGAATAATGTCCTTGAAATGTGCGAATTGTCTAAATATGAAAGTAACTTATGTAAAGTTGGGGGGGCATAGTTACAAAACCCACAAAGCCGAATGTAAGTATAACCACCATAAGAAAGCTATTACCCCTGAGCTTCCAATGCCGAGGGGCTGGTTTCAACTGTGGCTGGTAAAGGATGTTACTCCCCCTAATCCCCATCATTGTGCCGATTACGAATCAATGGGTGAAGAAGTTGAGAGCTTTCTGTTGAGTTTGCCAGTTACCAAGGATGATTATCGGCAGATTTGGAGGGAGCTATGAGAGCGATAAGGTTTCGTTGTTGGGATAAAGACAATAGCGAATGGCTCGTAGAACATGATGTGTATTCACAAGTAGAGAATCAGGCGAGGTGGAATCCTGAAGTTGGAGAACGATTTATCCTCATGCAGTTCACAGGACTCCGAGATAAGAACGGGGTTGAAGTGTTCGAGGGGGATAAAGTACAGACAGGTTATAAAATAAGACACAAGAAAAGTGGAGAGATAAGAGAAGATTATCGTGTAGATGTTGTTACTTTTGGCTATAGAGAAGGAACAGATTATAAATCTGATTCTTTTTATGGTTGGTTACTTGGTGTGTACCCACTCGATACGCCCACTGGATATAAAAATCCACATTGGGATTGTTTAGAAGAAAAGTTTGAAGTAGTTGGTAATATCTACGAAGGGTTGCTTAAATGACTACCCCTGCCAAAGTCATAAAAGACGAGTGTAGGTGGTGTAAGAACGGCAACCAGTTCATCTGTGAGAGTGAAGTCTGTAGCCTGAACAACAAGTCCCTTAGTTCCCTAAAGAGGATACGCTCCCATTGTCTTGATTGTGTTCAGACCACCTATGAGGTTACGGCTTGCGAGGGGAATATCCTATTCCCAACTCCCCATAAATGCAACCTATGGTGGTATAGGTCGGGTAGGAATCCTAAGAGGAAGGGGATGGGTGGTAAAGGGGTAAGGTTCGAGAAGGAGAACAAATGCTAAAATTATATCTTAATTTCTGGCTTACGGGATTCATTACAGGTGTGGCTTTTATGTCCATAATAGGGCTTTGGCTATATTTAACTTGGTTGGGTGCTTAATGCTATCCATTGCCTAAGCCTTTCTTCTCGCCAAGACGGGCACACGGACGATATAAAAGTCAAGGTTGAACGATAATCTTAAACAGGTGTATTGGGTAGGGAGGGGGTAAAGGCTATGGTTAAAAAGGCATTATATGGTAAAATATTCTCTAAGAGAATGTGGTTAAATCCAAGTTCTTCCCGTACGGCTTGCGCTGGGGCTTACATAGATTTGGATAATTCTCCAAAAGAGTCATTTAGATATATGGATGCGGGTATCGAATTGAAGGATTGTAGTCGTTCTATATCCTTAGATTTCTCAGAAGAACCCAAGGATATACATCATTCTTTGAAGAAAATAGATAAGTTGATTAAGTTATTCACCGAATTTAGAGAAAAGATGGTAATCGCACAGGGGGAATTCAAGAAAGTTCCACCAAAGAAAAGGGAAAAGGTAGGGAGGGGGTAAAATGAAGTATTGTGGAGGATGTTATAGCTACTTTATACCCCCTCCATGCTGTCCTCATTGCGGTAAATGACCTTCCCTGTGCCAACTACGAAAGGAGATAGAGTGGGGGAACACGGGGAATTTAGGGGAGAGTTGGGAGACTCTCCCCTTTAATTTACCCAACTATCACTGACTGCACCTTGACCTACATAGGTGTCAGTGACCCCTCCTTCCGCTACCCAAGTGTCGGAAGATGAAGAGAGGGCAATCCATGTATTATCTGGCACTACAACTGCTTCGTTTGTAGTCCCCCCCATGCCTAAATTAGGAAGAAAGATTAACATAAGCCTCCTATGGTGCTATATAGCCACTTACCGTTACGCTGTGAGTCGTTACGGTCGTGGAGGTTATTGCAAGCAAGGTGTTTGCCGTCAGTCCTAATGGGGTTTTAAAGCCCATCGTCAAGCCGCCTGTGATAGCGGGATAGCATTCAAGGAGTACCGTTCCTGCGGAGCCGTCTAACAGGGTTATATTTCCCGCCGTTGCTCCATTGGATATCAGCACATCGGTGATGTAGAGCTTCAACCCAGCTCCTGCCGCCGCTTTTATCGTGGCATTGGTCTGTGCGGAAGCGTAGTCAACCGAGGCTCTCCAGTAATACGGATGTGCCGTCTCAACGAACTGTCTTCCGAAGACATCGGTTATGAAGTTCGTTCTGTCAGCCTCAACAACTGCCGTGCCGGGAACTGTGCCATCGAAGTCATATGCCTTACCACCAACTTTGATGGGGTTTCCTGAATCTGCCGTATCATGCGCGACATCACCAGCAGAAGCGGCTTGTACTGCGAATGTCCCTGCATTTGTCGTTGCTATGGTCTGTGCGGCGGCGACATTGACTGTGCCTATGACTTTGGTTGTCTCAGCCGCTAAGGTAGAGGCTGACTGGACTGCGAATGTACCTGCGTTGGTAACAGCCGTAGTTTGCCCTGCGGCAATATTTATAGTGCCGATTACCTTAGTGGTCTCTGCGGCAAGTGTAGAGGCAGATTGTACGGCGAAAGTTCCTGCGTTGGTAACAGCATGAGAAGGCACAGAGGCAAGAGATACTGCAAGAGTTCCAGTTCCAGCATTAGCCGTTATAGTGCCGCTTACAGGTTGAGTAAACCCTGACCCATTCACATGAAGCGCACCCGTAGAGCCTACACGGAGTAAAGTGGCATCGCCATCAATCTCTGTAAGTGTTGTGAGTGCATCGTCCCTGACAGCACCCGCCATTGTAACCACAGTAGGGTTAGCATCATCTACAGCATACTGCGTGCCCCCTCCCCCGCCTGTTACATGAAGTGCGCCTGTAGAGTTTACCCTGAGTCCTACATAATCGCCGTCAACGGGAGTGAGTGTGGTGAGTGCATCGTCCCTGACAGCGAGTAAAGCTACACCCGTATCAGTTGCCCCTGCTACGCTGTCAATGGCTTTGCCAAGGTTGGTTGCACCTGTACCTGTGATAACTGAGGTTACATCTACATCACCTATGTCAACCCCTGAGTTCGCCGCCAACTTTCCTATCGAAGCGGTTCCCGCCTGTAAGGTGGACTGCACGGCAAAGGTTCCGGCATTGGTAGTAGCTATGGTCTGCGCCGCCGCCACATTAATTGTGCCGATAACCTTCGTCGTCTCTGCCGTAAGAGTAGCTTGGGTAGCAAAGGTGCCAGAGTTCTTAACATTACCTATCTCAGCTACACCTGCGGCAAGTTTACCAATCTCTGCCGTACCTGCAAGCAATAAGACGGGCATCCCAACTGTCGAGGTAACTCTTGTCTGCGTATTGTCAGCACCAAAGGCTACCTTGACATATTGCCAGTGTGCCGTGCCGTCATCGTCTGTCTTAACGGTTGAACCGCCACTTCCAGCGGAAAGTATAATATTATCTGCGCACATAAATTATATTTCTCCTTTTATATTCCTACGCCCATCATGCTTAATGTCCCTGCTACTAATTCGCCACCGCCACCGCCAGCCGTAATATATGCGAATGCTCCTATATCCCATGTATCACTTCTGGTAACGCCGATAATATCATCGGAGAACGGGAATACTGCATCGGCTGATAAGTCTGTGCCAAGGTCTTTAGCGTAGGCATCGCTTGCGGACAGGCTGAAATCATCGCCAGCCTCGTTCGTAAATATAACTTCGCCTGTTTGAGCATTAGCACCCGGCGCATCACTGGCAATGTCGGAGTTATTATATTGTGAGTTCGTAGTATCCCAGTTTCCAGAAAATCCGTCCGTGCAATCCTGAGCAATACAGTTTTTAGCAACGCCTCTGCTCCCCCACGAGTGGAAGGCTCCGGCGGCGGCAGTTACATTCTGGGCCGTACAATTATAGATGTACTGGAATAGTCCTGCGCCGGAGTCGTCCCAGTTAAAACGTCCCATGTCATACATGAGAGTATTGTAGATATAGGCGGTGTTACCGCTTGTAGCACCATAAAACCCATTATGCACGCCGAGGTCAGCTGTGGCCTTGCGAAGGATACCATATCCGAACCTGAAGTGATTCCCTGCGTTGTAGTTTACAAAAATATGATAACCCGCAGTGCCGTAGTCCTCAATCTGCAACCCCTCGCATCTGGTGTACGCCTCATTGACCGTAAGTGCCGTTACGCCGTTCATCGAGAGGCGATATTTAGAAGTAGACCATGTGCCGGTATGCCTTCCTGCGGCATCTGTGCGGATGGTGATATAGTAAGTGGCGTTGGTAGTCCAACCATCAATGGTAACGGCTGTCCCGTCAGCCGTAGAGCCTTCACAAATTACGATGTGAGTATTAGTGGCAGTTACGAGGTCAGTGTTCTCTGCCGCCTCCCAAGCATTTAGCGAAGCATACGCCGCTTGCGCACCAGAGGTCGCATTGGTCGTTCCATCACCGCCTGACGAGGCTGTATTGACATATCTGGTTATGACTGCCACTAACCTATGACTCCTGTATTCTTATTGCGAATATAATTCTTTACCTGTGCCAAGGAAACTTCGATGAATCGATTATCTCGAAGCTGGTTAATTACACTGAGAGGGAGAAGCGTCCAATCAATATTGTAAATCCTCCTCTTTATGAGATTAAAAGGCTTGAGCAGTTCCCTATGTTCCACCATATAATTATCTGCTTGAGCCTTCGTAACGCCTGTTACTCGCACAAGCACGAAGGGCGTGTTGGCAGGTGGAACTTGGAGCTTGCCATGCTCAAACACCTCCACAATATCCCCCCGCTTGTAGCAACCCCGTGCATCTTTAATTGGGTCAGGGTGAGTTCGATTGACTGCCATGATAAGTAAATCTGCCATTATCCCGCCGGTATGGTTAAAAAGTTACGCGCAGATTGGTTGGCGCACCCGGAGCCAGACGGTAGGTAAAATTTAGTTCGTTACTCTTTGCCCCCTCGTTCCCCGATGTGTCGTAGGCTGTCATGGTGCAGAATGAAGTCCCCTCGGGGAAGGTAGGCGCCATATAAGTAGACACATTACCAGCATCGGTGAACAGGGTATGTGAACCCGTCTCCGTGCCGCAATATATTCTCGCACCCGCAAGGTCGGTCAGAGGCGAGTCGTCTTCGTTGACGGTCGGCATATCCCATGTGAAGGTTACGGCTACGAGAAACATCAGGGTTATCATCTTGGCAAGTCTGTTCATTTCAACCCCTCTATTGCCAGTTTATAACGCTCCACGGCAAGCATCCATATAAGATATTCGCTCCGGTTGGCCCCATCAAGGCATACTCGCCCGTCCACATCCACAAACTCATATCGGGGTTCTGGGAAATCGGGGATTGCTTCATTTGCCAGCCTCCTTGTTGCGCATCCGCTTGAGAGTATCGTTAATGCTGTCAGCGTCAACATGATGGGTTTCGCCCATCTTCCTGATTTGCAGTTCACACGCTATCCTTTCGCTCTTTAGCATCTTCAAGAGCTTTACATTCTCTGCGACCGTGTCGTTCACGAGGCTTCGGCTCTTGCCGGCACGATAGACCATGAAGGCAAACAGCCCCCAGCCCGTTAAGGCAAACGCTCCTATAAGGGCAAGGGGCATCATGCTATATCACCTTCGGCTTGGCGACATACCTGAATACGATAGCAAGTGCGGCGAGGATACTATCGATGAACAGGGATATATCCGCCTCTACCACATCGTTACCGGTGAGTTTGAGTATCTGGTGGATAATCATAATCACCAGCGTTGCGTAAGTCTTGTAGCCATTGATGAAAGTCAGCATTTTGTTTTCTCCTGTTTAGTTTGTTTGCAGTTATCACATATAAAATCTTCATCCATCGTTTGTATGTTGTGGCATATCTTACAAACATTTATTACGGGCCACTTCGTCATGTTATCCTATCATTCTTCATTATGTTTGATAGTTCTATCGCCCTATTCCCTACCTGTTTAGCCCACTTAGAATTAAGCATTTCTACCGAAGCCTTATCGTACCTTCCATTAGCAAGATGGGCTATGGTTTGTTTGAACGCCTTGAACTTGCCCATTCCAATATTGAATACCATGCTTGCTACTACTGCCTGACGGGGACTTGACATAAATGCAAACCATTCAAACTCTTTTATACACTGGCTGACAACCTCACCTATATCATGGTCTAACATATCATCGGCTTCTCTGAGTGAGATGCCTTTGTCGTCAAGGTTTCGTCCGTACCCTATGGTTAGTTTGCCAACAGAATCTACATAAGGATGGAGTTTAAGTCCTTCATGTTTCTTTAGTAGGGCTACAAGTATTTCTCTCACAGATACCGCCTTTTCATATAATCAAGTGAAAGGGTCATTATATCCCCAAACCCGTTCTTGGTATCGTTTAGGACTACACAGCCGCGCCAGATATAATTCCCTTGTTTGCCAGCATAATCCTCATCGTGGGAATAGAAAGAACCTGCCACAACTCCTATTAACTGTTTCCCTAATGGTAGGCAACGAGTGCCAAATTGAAGGTGCTGTTGGTGTCCCATACAGAAGCTCTGCCCTATCTTCTGCAACTTGCTATCAATTGTACCACCTAATACATTCTTCATTAGGGAATAGGGGTTAACAAAACAATGGGAGAACAGTATCCCCTCAATCTCTACTATCTCCTGATACTCGTAGACTTCCCAATCCTTGAGGTCTAAGTCGCTGTACCCAATTATCCCGTCAAGGTGGGCAGGATTGTCGTTTATCGCCCGTCCTATCCTCTCCTCATGGTTGCCCATAAGGAACACCATGCGGGGTTGGTACTTCTTCTCCTTGTACTTAGAACGGGTATCATTGTATTCCTTTAATGGAGAGAGTAGTAACTGCATGGCTACATTCCCTACATCCACATCGTCCTTGTACCGCCTACCCTCAAAGGACTTACTGCCCGGTTGTTCATAGGAAGATAGGGAAGGCATATCGAAGAAATCACCTAAACAAACTACTATATCTGGCTTCTTATCAACTATGTATCTTCCTGCGGCTAATAGATGGGAGGTATCTACCCCTGTCTTCACCTGAGCATCGGGCAGGATGAATATCTTTTTGCCTATCAAGGATGACCTTTCGGTTAAGGTTTATCTACCTTCTTTTCAATCTTATCCAGAATACGGGTAAAACCAGCCTCCATGCTATCATGTAATTTGTTTATAGACAAGTTGAAATTGCTACACAGGTCTTTACAATCATCTTTAGACCTATAATCTTCAGGGGTTTTTTCCCTCAACCTACTAATCTGGAGATGATTATGCCCTGTTATTGCGGCTACGACCGTGATAGCGAAGCCCGATACGATGTCCATGATAGTTCTTTCGGGCATTATTTAGTCTCCTTGAGTTTTTCACGCCTGATTCTTTCAAGTTGTGAAACTGGAGAAGGTATTCCAGTCTTACCTACTGCTTTAGTTACCTTTATAGGTGTAGTTATGGCATTAAAGAACTCCCCTACTGCTCTTGGGGAATTTGTCAAAAGTATCGGCAGAAGTGATGGGTCAAGCCTATAAAAGAACGCCAACTCACCAGCCCCTAATAGCCTACTTAATCCTCCACTCGGCATAGGTTTATTTAAATTTAATCCAGCTATTTTAGCCATAATGTCTTCACCACTGGCTTCGCTTAGTAAACGAATAAAATCTTTTTTGAACTGAGCGTCTTCCTTCAACCCTTGCGTTAATTTGTTTAATGTTTGTTCTGGTGTCCTGCCTTTTTTAAGGGATAGAGTTATGTCCATTTCATTCATTAAGCGAGATGCTTTTTCGTAATCCTTGACCATATTTTCATAACCCTGAACATTGTCAATTAATACCTGACGAGTTCTGTTGGTCATATCAGTCGTGAAAGCTCTGACAGAACTTGATTCAGAAAAACGGTCACTGAATACTCTTTTTAAAATATCTAAACTTGCGGGCGTTCTACTTCCTTTGCGCATACCCAGCGTATCTATTTCGTGAGCAATCTGTGTAATCTCTTTCTGCGCCGCCTTGTCGAGTCTTATAACTGAATCCTTGAAATCAAATCCACCATTAGGCAAACGCTTGACATTGAATTTCTTTAGATTTTCGTTAAGTCCACTTATTAACGGCGTTATATCTACACTCGTTTTTATTTCCGATATTTTCTCTAATTCGCCCATATACTTCTGCGCTCTTTGCTGTTTTAGAACTTGCATACCACGGCGAGAAGAAGCTACAATTTCATCACCACTTATATTTCCTCTCATGGCGGTTCTAAACTGTTCGCTACCACGGATAGCTTGTTCAATGGATTCCGCCCCTGCACCAGTTGTAACGCCGAGAAGTTCAGTAACAATCGGTCTGGCTTCTGCACCAGCCTTCATAACTCCTGAAGTAACTACGCTTATAGGGTCTGCACCACGCCCAACTTTTTCTACTGTCTTCGCAAATGTTTCTATATTCTTGCCGATAACACCTACCTTACCAGCGGTCTTGGCTACAAGAAAACCACCACCCTGAAGTATAGTGGATAAATCGCTCGCAAAACCAACGGGGTCGTTTTCAAATGTATTCAACACATTTTTTACACCACCGTATCTCTTTATAAAATATTTACCTACCTCGCGGGATATTTGTTCCTTACCTTGTTCTCCCGGTATTAACAACTGACCAACGCTTACGCTTAAATCCTTCATGCTTTTAGCTGTTCTTATCGGATGAGCAAGTGTCTGGTAAATATCACCAGTAAATCTGGCAAAACTCTCAGGGACATTTTGTGCAGAAGCACCTAATATGCGATACCCTTCTTGAGTGCTTGATACGACATTCTGCTCATCTTCTGGGCTTAATTCAAGACGAGGTTGTGGTGCAATCGCTTTCGTTTCGTCCATAGGTGGTATTGCATTTGATGTACCAATAGGTACGCCAGCCTGAACATCTTGTGCATATTTCTGCATATCCTTTGGTGCTGTATATGAAGTAGATACTGGGTGTTGTGGCCCATCATTCCAAACAATATCGGGCTGGTCGTCATCCCAAGCTATGTCTTTTGTGTTAATTGCCATATTCAACGCTCCCATCGCTGTACTGAATAACCTTTTTGCCCGTCTTACGGTCTGTACCTGTACGAGTTACTGTTCTGTCAGAAGGTTTATCTATGTACCCGCCATCAGGTGAAAGGGCATCAAATATCTCTCTCTCAGAAAACTTACCCCTATGTGCCGCCGCATACTGCTTAGACCTTTCCCTTGCAATACTACGCTTCTTATTTACGCCAGCCTGACGGAATGTTTCGGCGAGTTTCTGTATAAAGGCAATGTTCTCAGGTGTCTTTTTACCAGAATAAATCTCTGAAAAATACTGTTTAGTTTTTGCAGTTAAAGCTCTGCTACCACCAAACGGTTTTTTATCCGCTTCCGACAAGTTACCTACTTCACCTGAAGCTCTCGCCATTAAAGTTTCAAGTGAGGCATGACCTATAGGGTTATCACTTATAGCAACCTCCCCTATAATATTGGCAAATTCATCCATCTTCTCCACTGCTCTTATGGTAGGGTCAGCGTTGAATTTGTCCACTATCCTATTTAATATCTGAGTATCGGCGTAAGTATCACGCCCAACAGATGAAGCAGGTGCTAATCCTTGGTCTATATCATATCTGTCAGTCTGGGGATTGTATTTATAGACATGAGCTTTTCCGTCTTTAGGACTGACTAAATTAGCTGTTTGTGTAGATTCTTTATCAGCTTTTCCACCTTCCAACATCCCCTTCAACAAGTCCTGTCCTGCCTGACCACCACCCTGATAGGCATTGATAGTCCCTTCCTTCGCCTGTTCAGGGGAAAGATAACCTCCTGCCTGAAGGTCGGGGATACGAGCCGCCTGACCAAGCATGGAGGCTTCCTGCTGACCTGTAACATCCTTCATCATGCCTTCAACGCTTGCCTTCTGGTTAGCGTTCTCTGCCTCAGCGTATAAAGCTATAAGAAACTTCTTCTTTGTGGGAAGGTCATAATCAGAACTATTGTATATTGCTAAAGCCCTCTTAGCAAATTTTGCGGCATCGTTTGGTAAAGCATCTATGTTTGTCAAAGGTGCATCAGGACTTATAGCGTTCCATGCGGGAACAAAACTCTTATTATAGACCTCAAGCCGAGATGATTCAGGGACATTAGCATCACCTATGATTGCCATAGATTGCGTAGCTTTCTTGGAATTATTCTCAAACTCCTGCTGTGTCTTCTTCTGAGCAAGTTCCGCTTCAGCCGCCCTTTGCTTCTGTACAAGTTCCGCTTCAGCCATGTTCTGCTGGCGTATTTGCAAGCCCATTGTAAGGCCAGACTGTAAACCCCTCTGGAGTCCACTAAATGGATTGTCGTATGCCTCTGGCATGATACCTCCTTATTTTAAATACTTAGCCAGACCTATGCCACCAGCTGTACCAACCATACCCATAGCACCACCTAACAAACCAGCCCTATTCGCCGCAGTCTGCTGGTTAGCCTGAAACTCCATATTGCGATTGAACTGGAAGGGCTGATAAGCCTGACCATAAGCACCCTGTAAGGCACTAAACCCCGGCAACCCCATGTTCTGTCCTTGAGAATACTGCTGACCCTGCTGACCCATGATGTTACTCAAGCCAGAAGATATGAGTCCCTGACCCGATGAAATCTGTCCCCTACGGGCTTCTTCCCTCATCATCTCAGCGTTCCTATTAAACAACCCCAAGCTCTGTATTCCAGCCGTTGACAGATTGTATCCCGACCCACCCTTACGGGATAGTCCTTCCTGAAGTATCTTCTGTTGTTCGGCAAGGTTGGATTCCATACCCGGAGACACGGGTAACTTACCTTCCAATGCTAACTGCTGACGGTCGATATAGGCTTTCTGAAGGTCGTAGTTAGCCCTATCCTGTGGGTTCATCGCCGCAAGACGCTGTTCCCAAGGTATCTCTTGAATCTGACCATTTACTTCCTGCAATCCCTGTTGGCGAAGAAGAAGGGGGCGCATTGCCGCATCCTGTGCCTGTTGGGACTGAATACCAGCTAACTGCGCTTTCTGTAAATCTTGTTCAGCCTGAGTGGGCTGAGGTGCTTCGACTTTTGTACTTCCCATTTCCTACCTCCACCTTGTAAAAGGCATATCCATCCTTGATTGCGTATGGCGTGGTTTTAAAATAACCTTCCACTATCCGTTGTATATCTGTTCTAATTAACGGGACATTGATTAGTGCTTCTTTGTAGTCCCTAACTTCGTGCATGAACCTGTCTACCAAGTTCTTAGCTACCCATGAACCCCTCTGACTTCTATCTACACAGAAGTGGATAATGAAAGGGTAGCTATGTTCAAACCTGTATGTAAAGAATCCCTTAATCTCGCTATCATCATACACCCATGTCTCGTGTGAAGCAAACCCCATATCTTCCGGCTTGTAACCTTCTGCGGCAAGCATCGTTCCAAGTACCCTACCGTCGTCTGCCGTGTAGTGGCGTATCATTAATTTGCTCTGAACGGCCTGAAAGCCATGCCGAAGTTCGTGAAACCTATTCCGAGCCGGGCCAGCTGGCGAGTGTGCCAGTGGTTGTCCTGCAAGGGCGAGTATCCCGGCGTGGGCCGCCACCCGATGTAAAGCTCAAATACTCTTTGCGTATAGGGTATCTTCCAGCGGATGAAGAAGAACGGCCCCGGCTTGCCAACGGCGGGATATGTAGTGCCATCCGGATTCTTCATTTCAGTATTATAACCTTTTGTCCAGCTAAAGCCTTGAGGCCACATATTAAGAACCTATCGGGATAATATGAATTGTTACTGTCCCAGATGAACTTGCAACATTCCAATAATCATTCTTTTTAACAAAACAATTTACCCCGTGAGTTTTACCAGTTTCGACTGCGTCTCCCTCATAAGCCCTTACCGTTGTTGGAGTAGCTGATGAATCAGTTAATATTTTTAGTGTACCATCAGCCCCTATTCCTGTTGCATACGCAGATATGAATAAATCTGTGGTTGCTTGATAATTTGTATTAGCAACTTTCGTAGCATCCCAAACTCCAAGTATGCCAGATGCTTTAGTGGCATCTACCGCACCCGCTCCTAGTTTAGCCGTAGTAACCGCAGCATCTGCCAGCTTAACCGCTGTAACCGCACCAGCCGCAATGTCGCTCGTCCCCGTCAGTATCGGATTTAGCAAGTTCCATCCGGTCGTGTAATACTGAAACAACGAATAGCCGTTTGCCTTAATATCCCCGGCAAGGAGCGCACCGGAGTTACGGGTTATCGTAATAGCACCCGTCCCAGCGTTTAGCGTAGGCGTAGTAGTGGCGTTGGCGGCGGCGGTCTTAACCACAAGCACCATGCCCGGCGTAAGCACTGTAATGGCAGGCGTAAAGGCGGCTACAAGAGCGTCAGCCGCCCCAGAATCAACGGCGTAGCACATAGCATTAGCCTGAATATTCGCCAGCGTAGTATAGGTAGAAAATATCGTGGCAAGACTTACATCAGGGTCTATATACCACTGCGCCTCACCTGTTATCTGTTTAATGAGATACCTTAACCTCTGGAATTCTCCACGAAGATTTGTAGCAAGAGAAGAAACAGAAGCAGGATAAGGGTCTGCTACGGCTTGCATAGCCCCTTCGGTAGCTGAAGCATCATCTATGCCATCAGGGTCGAGGTTGTTTATTATATTATCAAACTCGGCATTTAAGTCCGAAGCTGTGAGCACTTCAGCTATCCAAGTTTTAATCCGTGAAAAAGTACCTGCCATCTTATCCCCCTACGAAGGTCTGTTACTTAATGGTTTAAAGTCAACTGAAAGTCTGGATACGAAGAATGTCTCATTCACATTTCCGTTATATACCTCAAACTGTATCCGCTTGCCTATCGTTCCTAATGAAAATGCTGTGTCTATAACATCTGAACCGCCAAGTGAATCGGTATCTAATAGAAAGGTATCAAGTGCTACTCCTGAACCAGCAAGCGATACTGTTTTGGTTGTCTGTTTAACTCCATCTACCCACCAACTGATATATACATCGTAAGCACCCTGCGGACGAGTAGTGAGCCAACCTCTCATATACTTCTTAGATACTCTTGGGTCATCAAATGACAGATGGGAAGTCTTGAACCCACCATAATATGCTAATGAATTATCGTTGGTGTTTGTTTCCTCCAAGTCCCACACGAACCCTGAATAGTCGCCAGTGTAGATGTATATACGATGGTGTTCAGGTGGGTCTTTACGATAAATACAGGAACATGACGCAGAATATCCAGAAGCATTAGTCTGATTATCATGGATAGTCCATGCTTCCTCTAACGGACGGTCGATGAAAAACACAAGGGCAGTATCTACGGTGGTTTTGCCATTCCTAACTACGAAGAACTTGATAGCCCTAAGTTCAGGGTCGAAGGTGGCATGAAAGTCAGCTACATAGGAAAGTCTTACATTATCCCTTATCCACTTATCCATGAACGAAGGTCGTACAAGGGAAGCCTGTTTGTAGTCGCCATATTGCTGTACTGCTGTTACGGAATATATATCTCCGTCTTCAGTCATGCAGATAATATCGTTTGGTGTCTTTACTATCAGACGATGATGAGCCGCACCACCTTCCCATGCCGCCGCTTCATACCCCCAATTAGCAGTAGAGTAATCAGCATCATCTATGATGTATGCTTTTCTCTTTCCGAAAGCAAGTAATCTGTCCTGAAATTCGACAGCACCCACGATACCCTGTCCATCGGAAGTTTCTATATTGATTGTAGTAACATTGGCATCGGAGAAGTCGTCCGTCCCGTTGGCAGAAGCATAAACCGTATTATTTAGATATGCCCAAAGTCTTTCAGAATTACCACGCCCATGTTTTATGAACTGCTTAGGGTATGCCGAACCAGTCCAATCAGTAGGAACATTTGTAAGGTTTGAAGTAGATGCCGCAACCCCATTCCAAGTCTGCGGTATGTTAGCACCATTGGTTATATACAGAGTATTATCGAATATCTCAAACGAAGTATGCTTGGCAGTAGTAAGTCCTGTCTTTATCTCCGTTGTGTAATCGGAATATATTTTACCGTCAGTGGTAGCTATAACTAACTTCTGCGTACCATTAAGTAACCAGAAGTCATATATGCCCATAATACGGGGAGTTCCTGTTATAGCAGTGGCGTTGACATGGGCAGTTCCACCCCTCAATCCCCTTCCATTCTCATTGAGATTGATGTTACGGGCAATAACCATCATCTCAGGTTTAACAGCATCTATATTAGGATTAGCTGTAAGACCTCCACGCTCGCACGGTATCTGGTATGTTCCACCACTATATGACATAGAATCCCCTAAAAAGGTAGACTTGCCAACTCATCGTTCCGTTGCAGATAAGTTGAATTAAGCGTAAAGGTTGTTGGTAGTGTTCCTGTCTGCGTATATGAGAACTCCACATGACCTATATGGTTAGCTCCCCAAGTAATCTGAAGGTTGTTTGTACTGAAAGCCATTGTCGGGGCAGTAGTTGCCGTCCCTACAATTGAAGCCCCTACGGATACGGTTTTACCAGTTGTGGTATTGTAAGAAGCAATAAAGGGGAACACCCCACCAAGTTCACTGTCCCTACCACAATAGATAAGCCCTGAAACCTTCCATGCGCCATCGCTTGAGGCTGTGAGGATAGTCTGTGTTACGGGTACACCACCTGCGCCTACATCGCCCATCTGTACTGTTACGACAGGAACAATGGGGCGTTTAAGCGTTTTGCCCGTATTGATAAGGAGTTCCGTTCCTGCACCACCCCCTGAATATTGGTTATTCCTTTCAGTTATAGTCCCCATGTTGGCAGAAGTATCAATAAAGTAGGCATACGAAGTCTGTCCTGCTCCGCTTGCTACGAATCCTATCTCGCACCCATCTATTTGAACCTTCGTACCTTTATTAAAGTAGAAAGTCCCGCCTACAGTAGCCCCTGTTCCATCCCTGCTCTCAAGGTAGGTGTTGACGATGTTCAGGACATTTAGTCCCTGATAAGTATCCTGTCCTGTAAGAACCTGCCAAGCGTTGTTAGATTCGATTGTGCAACTATCAAGGGTTACGCAGTTTCCACCATTGAGGGATATACCGCCCTTCATATCGGCATAAGTCGTAGCGGCAGAAGTTCCACCGTTCCACCTTATCTGACACTGGATAAGTGAGAGGGCATTTGCTCCACCACCATCACCCGACTGGGCTAAAGCAAGGAATCCAAGCCCTTCATTATAGTGGAAATTGCACCCTTCGTATTGAGTACCCCATGCCCTTCTATGATAAACGCCATGCCTACCGTTGTAGGTAGAATAGACATTCGTGAATCTCATATAACCGGGGTTATCGCCAGCCGTTGTATAAAGGGTTATCCCATCCCGTGATGAAGCATTGCCCTTAACCTGAAAGTTAGCGTAGCGATTATAATAGGAAGCCCCACCTAAATCCAACCCATCTCCTGTGCCAGTATTATAAATAACGCTTTTAAGTGGAGCATCCCCTATTATCTCTGATGCTATCCTTGTAGTTGACGCTATCTTAAAAGTACCCGATGGAACGTAAATAGGTTTACCTTCAGCTAAAGCCTTCGTATCTGCGGCAAGGATAGCTGAACGATTATCTGTTTTATCAACACTTGCTCCAGTAGACCTTATATCAACTCTTGGGCCACTGGTTATTAAATCCGTGCATGAGATAGTCTTCCCGACTATGTTATCTTTAAAGCGTTTCAGCACTAATAATCACTCGTGTTCATTTGAAGATTAGTCAAATCCATACCGTAAGTTTCCCTTAAAATCATAGCTTGGAGCAAACCTATGTACTTCTGATTTTCCCTATCACTTCTATTGTCATCATCATCCTGAAGTTGCTTGGCAAGCACACCCTGAGTATAAAGGTTTCTCCACCTATGGTACAGGGTAGATTGGAGAGTTCCAGCAAGGTCGAGAGTCAGGAGGTTGGCATAATACTTCATCCTGAGTGCGTACACGGTGGTATCTGAGGTGTAGGGGGCTGGTTTTAGTATGAACTCCCCGTAGTCAGCATCCCCTATCGGGAAGTAGTAAAGAGGTCTGCCCTGCCCAACAATATTGTCTATCTTCCCCATCTCCCAATCAGGCTTATGGATAAGAGGTTGGTAGGTATCTATAATCATGTACCCACTACCATTAGCAGGGGCAGTAGTGAAGTTTGGGGAAGGTGAACCAACCTTGGTGGTATCGCTGTAAGTAACTACTTGGCTCATACTACCTATGCCAGTGCCAGATGTTATCAATAGGTCTTTACCAATTATAGAGGTAGCACCTATAGATTCTGTAGCTGAAAGTGTGAACGAACCCGCCGCACCAGCCTGTAAAGTACCTACATGGCTACCGTACATCACATCCATAACCATATCTGAGGCATAGTCGGTAGGGTTAGAATACCTACTTCTACCTTCCGTCAAAACAAGGACTGAAGCGGTATAAAGAGGCTTCAGTTTCTTGCCAAGCATGAAGATGTCATTCTTCACTTCTGCCATATACTCATCCTGCGCCCGTGTAAGCTGTGCGGATGAAGGGTTGGAGTAACCAGCCCGTTTTAGGGCTTCGGTCGTGATACTTGTTAAGCTAGGCGATGCTGGGGCTGCGCACATGATAACTCCTCATAGGCTTTCTGCCATTTGGTGTATTCTTTATTAATGTCGAAGTGAGCCTTTACAGTCTCCTGTGCAGACCTACCAACCGAAGCCCGAAGGATACTGTCTTCTATCAGGATAGATATTCCCTCTATCCATCCAGCAGGGTCATTACCCTCTATAAACACCCCATTGTTCTCAGTTGCAATCTCTTTGTACGGGGACACAAGGCTTGTTACGCAAGGTACTCCAAGAGAAGCCATCTCTATCCACTTGATAGCACTCTTACACTGGTTGAACTTGGTATTCTGCAAGGGTACGATACCTATCGTAGGATTTAGGATAGCCACTTTATACGGGTATGCCTCAGTATGTATCCACGGATGAAACTCTATCCTATTCTTGTCTATGCCCTTGAGAGTCCCATCGAACTTAGCACCCATAATTACCAGTTTGGTTCTCGGATACTTCCCCATAACCTTTGGCATAACATCTGAAAGTAAACACCAATCTTCGTAATGACTATGACCCCCAGCCCAAAACAATCTTATCTCGTCTGTTTCTTTAAAAGGTAATGACTTCCAAACTTCAGTATTTACGCAATTAGGAAGAACCACTACATTATCATTATATTCACGGTAGCAGTCGGCGAGAATAGGCGTAGTTACTGTAACCATATCCGCCATTTCAAGTGCTTCTTTTACTCCATCAAGTTTCTGTTTGTTTACTTTAAGGTCTATATTGCGTCCATCTTCCCAAAGAGGTACGATACTGCCATCTTCCATACTGTAATTAACATTAGTTACCCCATGTTCTTCATAGTGAGGGGATAACGGGGATATATCAAACATATTGTCGTCATGGTCTATTACTATCTTCTTACCAAGAGACTGTAATTCTTTAAGAGTTTTTATGAACAACGGTTCAGATAATCTTGGGACTACGATAATATCTGCGTCAAGTCCCTGTGCTATCTTATCGTGAGCATCGCCATGCTTTATTAACATGGTTTGGGTGTCTGTTTTATGTGATACCATATTAAGGGGTAATGCTACCCTATAAAACCCGCAAGCACCATCATCCCTTAGAAAAGCTGAAACCTTCAAGCGTAAGCCCCTTTGTTCATCTCTGCGAGTTTCCTCATAAACTGATGGTGGATTTTTATAGCTTCGACAGTAGAACCATAATGCTGACGGTAGTAGAACCCTACTTCCTTTACTACATCACCCTTCAAACCTGCTTCTTTAGCCTGAAGCCACATATCCCAATCTTGGTACGCATTAATTTCATTAACAATGACATCCCTGAACTTAACCTTTCTCCAAAACCCTTTCTTTGCAAGAAAATGCCCTGACATACAACAATAGCTTTTAATCGCCTCTGTATCCCATTTAGCTTGAAAGGTGTTGAGGTGTTCACCATCCTCCGAAATCAGTTTATACCAGCTACCAACGAAGTCTAAGTCAGGATTGGCTAAGAACATATCCATCTGTTTTCCGACTATGTTAAAAGCAAGTGGGTCTTCGGCTGAAAAGAGCATTATATAGTCGCCCCTTGCTTCGGTAATGGCATGGTTGACTATCCCTACGCATCCTGTGTTCTCGCCAGTATTTACCACCCTAATTGGATATTTTGACGCTATCTCTAAATTGTTCTCCGTGGAACAATTATCAATCAGAACAATCTCGATATTCGGGTAGAACTGCTGAAAGGCAGACTCTATCCCTTCTTTAAGCCACTTGCTCTTGTTGTAGGACAACAACATCAAACTAACAAGAGGATATGTTTTCGTAGACTCGCTCAATTTTAGTAGCCACCTTGTCCCAAGTGTTAGCCCTCAACCTCTCTCTAAAGGTATCATTGGGCTGTAATTCCATAGCCTTCTGTATGGCAAACCTTATCTGCAACTCATCGTGAGGTGGTACTTTAAATACATTAGGTATATCTTTGCGTTCACAACCTTCAGTCATAATTATATTCGCACTTTGACTTCCAGCCTCATCCGCCACCAAACTCCAAGTTTCATTGTCTGAGATTATGGCAAATATCTTACAGATAGCATATAATGGTTTGAGTTCTTCGTGGGTCATTGGAGGGAGGATTATCCCACCCTGAGCAATAATATTCTTTGCATAACTTGCGTCAGTTACTTCACCAACACATATGAGGGGTACTTTCATCTCTTTGCAGACTTTAGCAAGAGTTAATTGGTTCTTAAATGGCTCTATCCTGCCGACAGTCAGTACAATCTCCTGTTTAACGGTCTTTATCGGGTCAAACCACCACTTATCTATCCCATTTGGTATCACCCAGCACTTATCAAGGTCAAGGTTACAGTTCTTCTGCACCCTCTCCATCTCGCCTTCTGTCTGGAATATTAGAGCATCCATGCCATTTAACATCTGCTGTTGTTCAAGCCAACCTACAAACCTATCGGTAGCATGATAAATCATGGAACATACAATCTTCTTATTCTGCTTCTTGGCATTAAGGTACTGTTGGTATGTCCATCTCATAGAGAAGTTGAATAGGTGGACTATATCTGCGTCTATCTCGTTATCAGTCCTATCCTCAAACCATACATCGTGTCCTTTTAAAGTAAGGGCATCTTGAGTCTTCTCAAGCTGAACCATATCCCCGCCAATCCACAACTTCTTAGGACGGTTCTGCATAAGGACTTTGTATTTGGGAGTAAGACTTTTAACTATCAAATGCCACCCTTGACTGTTCTGAACGCTTCCCCTTCACCGCTTCTAAGCCACTTCAGTATTTCTTCTGTGTTGTTAGCCCATTCGGGATGGCGTACAAACTCTATGGCTGGTATAGTCCCTATCTGGCGATAACCCTTGTCAGTAGTCCACCCATTATTGCCAAACTCTCTAAGTATATGTGCTTTCTCCATAATAGGAGTAATGAGTTCAGCATGGGTGAAAATAAAGTTGTCGCCCTTGTAATCTATCTTTGCAAGTCCTGCTATGTTTTTATCGGTTTTAATAATCATAATTTAAAGTAAGTATCAGGGAGGGAAAGCGTCCTCCCCCTCCCTTCAACTATTTAGAGGTTAAGAGGTTGTAAGCTCAGTAATCTTACCTGAGCCAGCTTCCGCACGGCTTTCAAGCGTAAGTTCAGCTTCTATCATGAACTTCCTGCTCGCACCAGTACGGGCAAGTTCGTCCTTCTTGACAGGTCTAAGCCACGCTTTCTTCCAAAGACCCATATCGCCGAGAACCACAAGAGTGCCAGCGGCAGTCGTGTTAAGTTCATGGTGGAGACGGATTGCTATCGTCCCGAAGTCAGACTGATAGATGTCAACAGCCGAGGTAAGTTTCTTTTCGTCAGCCGAAACATCCCTTGTGTTGGTGGTAAACGCACTAATCTTCCTCTTGTTAAACTGCCCAACAAGGACATTCTGAGGCTTACCACCCTGCGCCCAAACAAGAGCGAGGTTGTCGTTCAGCATGGACTCGGTAAGAGCTTCCGTACCAGTACCCGTGCCAGTGGTTACATTGGTCGCTATCCAACCAAGTATTCCCTTCAACTGCCTTGCAGTGCCAGTAGCACCTGAGACGGCTGAAGCGTTTATCAAGAGAGCGTACTCTATGTCCTTAGCAAGCTCCTTGATTTTCATAGCAGTCTGATAGCCTACCTCAGAACCACGACCAGCCTTATCGACAACTTCCTCAGTATCGGTAATCTGAAATACCTTCCTGAGTATCTGCGTATAGTTGCCTTCCCTCGTAGTCGGGGGGATAGCTACGGTGGTAGCATCATCACCCTCTATGACCGCATTTGCGGCTGATGCGGCAAGTGCATCTCTCTGCCATTCGTGATATCTGGCCGAACATTTACCAGAACCAATGTTCGAGGTAATCCATGTATCCATAGGGGAGATATTCTCGATAACATCTATCAAGTCTTCCCTCATTCCTACTGCGGCGTATGTACTAAATGTATTCGCTGGTATTGCCATTACTAACTCCTATTTAGCCTCTTTGAGCCGCAGGACTTCGGTGAAATCACCTGTCGCCTGCGCCTGTTTGAAGGCCGTCTGATATTGGGATGCAAAATCATCAGCACCAGAAGGAGCATTACTACCGCCCTCGATATTAGTTATCTTGGGTTTGGGACGGGCATCAACCTGTTTGTTGTCTGCCTTAACACTTGCCTGTGAACGAAGTTCCTGAATCTTTATGTCTTTATACACACCTATGAAAGCTACGGGATTGTCATATTCCATCTGTTTATCAAGTGGCATGGAATATATCTTAGATTCAATCTTCGGAACGAAGTCAAGGAAGTCATCGTAACCTTCTTCTTTAAGCACTTCAGCAACAGCCCGAAGGTTGTTCTGGTACTTAATTGGTTGCATTACCGCTTCCATTGACTTTAATTCACTCTTTAGACCCTGAATCTCATTCTCGTACTTTGACAAGTGTGGCTTAACATATTCCTGATAAATCCCATCATCTGATTCAGGTTCGGTATTTACCGCCTGTATAGGGTGAGTGATGGACTGTTTCAGGAGTTCAAGGTTCTTCCGTTCTTCGGCAAGCCTCTGTCCCTTTTCGGTGAGATGCTTGTCTGTCTGGATACGCCTGATGGCATCTTTAAATGGAATCTCAAGTTCGACACCATCTACCTTAATCTTTATGAGCCTGTTGCCGAAGTCTTCAGCAGAGAGATATTCAGCTTCATCTTTGATTACGGTTGCAGGTGTTTCTGCCACAACAGGTTCAGCGTTTACTGGTTCAGGAGCGACCTTAACTTCGGGGGTATCCTGAGTTCCAAATAGCTTACTTGTCGTGCCAATTACTTCTTCCTGAGTCATCACTTCTTCAGTGGTAGATTCAGTAGTCATTTGCTACTCTCCTTCATCTACGGGTAGTTCAAGCAAAGTATTCTTCGCTAAACGCCCTTGTTCAATCTTACTCGTAATGAGCCTTTCTATCTCCTTAACTACCTTCCATATCTGTTGCGCCTGTATTACTTGCAACGGTTCGGAAGGGTCTACCTTAGTGAAAGTCTCAAAAGCCCCCTGACACATAGGGTCTAATATATGCTTCTTGAGTACGCTAAATCCACCTTCAGTCATAAACCTCTGAAGTTCGTCCCCTGTACGGGATACATCAGCAATATGGTTCATCTGTTCGTTAGTAAGCACTCATCCCCTCTGCCGCCATAGGATTCATATCTTCCATAGCCATCTGTCCTGTGCTTGATTGCCCCGTCTGACTTGCTATACCCTGTGTTCCAGCACCTTCAGGAGGAGGAGGCAGGGTAGCCTGTATCATAAATTCCTTATAGTTCTTCTCGCCAAGTGAAGCCAAAGCACGATGGTAGATAGCCATAAGGTCAACAAAGTGGATGTCCTTCGGGTTAGCAACGCCCATCTGCAACAACTGTCCCTGAACCTGATTAACCATACTACCCCTGTCCATCATCAGCATGAACTTGTTAATCTGTACCTTCTTATCCATGCCAATGTTTACAATGAGGTCGAAGTCCCCCTGAATATAATCTCTTGCGGGGAGAGAGTCCTGTGCGAACCCCCACCCAAGTTCCCTACCAGTAACCTTCATGATGAACTCATCAGTCTCGTATTCCTGTTCCAACTGAAGGAGCATCTGCATACCGGGTACGAATATGGTCATGGCAAGGTTACGGATAATCTGTGCTATCTTCTTATTAGCATTTGCTGTATGTGAGGTGACAGCAGTAGCAGTCTCATCAGCAGAAGAAGGCATACCCATAAGGTTAGGAGGAATGGAGGTCGTTTCATAAAAGTTCTGATTGTTCGTAGCTTCGGCATACTGTGTGTTATTATTCGGGTTAGATACATCGAGTTCCCTTACGCTATTGGGGGATATATCATCTCCCATAACAACGCCACCAATACGCCTGTTAACAAGACTCATAAGGTCTATGCCAGCACCACGATTAACAAGTAGAGGCTTACGGATAGTAAGGGCAGTAGCCTCCCTATCCTGATTTCGGATAGCATTAGTCTCCCTCTGTAACCCCTCTACTATCTCAGGAAGGGACTTGCCATAAAGCTGATGGGCTTCGGGGAAGGCAGGGCCAGCAACATAAGGAGGTTTCCCACCATAAGGAAGGGTATTCTCCTCTGCGTCCCGTATGATTATCTTCGGCCCACCACTATCACCTGCCATGAGGTAGGATACATCTTCCAACAGCCCATCATCGTTTATGTCAAGTTTAGTCCATATCTCGTAGATATATACATTGTCCTGCCCTTCCACCTTAACGGTATTATTGAAAGGAGAACCACCTGTGCCATCATTACGCTGTATCTTTATCTCATCTATTTCATTATCGCCATTTGACGCTTTAATAAGGTCGAGATTCTTATACTTCTTTCTCTTTAAGTAATCTCTTGACCTGACCATCCTCTGGACTATTGGAAATTTCCAATAGTCCTTCCAAGTTGCCTTCGCGTGGAAGAACATATCCTCGTAAGGCACACACTCTATCTTAGGCTCAAACTTTGTTATCTTATCTTCGCCAAACTCGTCCTTCTCTATGGTGAGTTCAGGATATACCTTCAGTACTCCCAACTTGTTCTTCAGAGCATCAAGACAAACCTCGTACATTTCCTGATAGAGATTTATAGGATGACCTGATATGCGGTAGTTAAGGAGGGCTTTTACAATGGAACGAGTTTCAGAAGGTATATTCTTCCAAGATGTTATATCTACGACTTCCTCTATGTCATTAAAGAAGGTGTCGAGTATATCTACAAGCATCCTCTGGACATGAGAATAGGTCTTGGGAATAAACAGCCTTCCCTGACCAAGCAGTACATCCGACTTCTGCTTCTCAGTAAGGCTAAACTTAGAATCATAGAGGTCGTTATCAAGTTTCCATCTGTTAGTTAATTTCTCTGTGCGCCAGTTAACTGAACCCTGATAGATGCTCGTGGCATGAGCAGTCAAGAACTCCTCAGTTAACTTTTCTTTCTTTTTAGCCATATATACCTTAACTCCTTCGGAATATCCGAATATGACATGATAACATTGTCCCCCCGATGGTCTTGTTCCTTTATAAACTGATGAACCATGCCAATTAATAATATAGGAGAGTACAGTACAACTTTAATGATAAAACCTATGAAAAGGACTGTAAATAAAATAAGGTCGAATACTAATTTAAGTTTAAATTTAGACTCGTTTACCAACAACACGCCTCATCGGCATAAACAGGTTGCGGTACATTATCTATTGCATCGTAATAATTAAGTGGTTTATCCCCAATGCAACTCATGATGACAATCCTTGCAAAGTGTAGTGCCATTATCTAATTCAAATCTAAGGTCATGGTATTCACTAAATGACTTTACATGATGGGCATGTAAATCTTTCCCAACATTGCCACACTTAACACAAGTAAAACCATCTCTTTCCCATACGCTAATACGCCAAATCTTATATTCTTTAGAATTTCTAATTCTTACAAGAAAAGGAGAGATACCACCTTTCCATGAAGGATTTTTATCACCTTTTAATCCAATAGGTGGGTTTAAAATACAAGATGCTTTTTTAGATTTACTTAATTTTTCCCTTGATTCATCTGTCCATATTCTTTTACTACTTGCGATACTTAATTTTTTTCTATATTCTTCTGTATATAATTTTAATTTACTTTTTTCACCTATTTTCTTCTTTGTATCATCCGACATAGGAAGTTTCAATTTACCTGCTAAACTTCTTGTACGACTTTCAATTCCTAATTTGTGTAATTTTCTAACTATAACAGACCTATCACAACCTACTTCATTACCTATTTTAATTGTAGACTTTTTGTTGATAACATATTCCTTTTCTAAAAATTCTTTAGTAAGTATAGAATATTTTACCAACATACCGACTCATCCATGTATTCAGGTTGCGGCACTTCATCCGTAGCAGGATACCAATTCAGTGGAAATTGTGTCAAATATCTTAGTGCTGCATGAAGATGATGCTTGCCTTCCTTAATCCTGTCCTTCATCCCCTGACTATCCTCATTGGCGTAGGTATCTCTCTCAAGGGTACGGAAGCTATTAATGAGAACCTTATTCTCAGGACGGTCTACAATGAAGAAGCGGGGTCTTTTGCCTTCCTCGAACTTGAGTCTCCGTTTAATCTCATCTACCCCTGCCTTGATAGAACCTTCAAACTTCTCTGAGGTGCGAAGGGCTGGTATAGAACCTGACCCCCTGCTCAACTCCATAAAGATGTTCCTTCCACCAAATGCCATTATAGACGAATTGGAAGACTTATCTGCTACCGACCATCCAGTTCTGTACCCCATCCTATTCTTAATCTTGTGCCATGAAGCCTTAATTGCTTCCGTATCAGCGTCCTCATCCCAACACATATCTATATAGACATTGCCTTCCCTATCAAGTAGAGCGAATACCATAGCCGATGGAGTAACAAGGTGCGGGTCGAGTCCAGTAAGGCAAAGGTAGTCCTTCTTTTCAGCAGGATTAAGCGTCTCAAAGAAAGGAGGGATGACATGGATGCGCTTGTCAAACAGTTTGCCATATACAAGCCCTGATAATGAAACAAAGTCCCCAAGAAGTCGCATCTTACGCTCTTCGTAAGAGTCCATCCCCTCAATAGCCACTCTCAATGATTCAAGATTAGCACGCTTATTGCTAACTGAGGTTAATTTGTAGCCTTCTACCCCTTCACCAGCTTCATCACCGTCAAATAGGTCAGCGACCCATGTGATTCCGTTGGTAGGGGTCATGCCGAACATAACATCCATCCGTTCAGCAGTCACAAACCTCATCAAGTTCTCTTTGTGTATTGCCAATCTCGGCTCTTCATCATACACAAGTATATCTATCGGTGGGCCTTGAAAGGATGCAGTTTCCTGCTGATTGGTCATGAACTCTAAAGAAGCTATCGGGTGAGTATAACCGTTCTTATATAAAAATAATGTATTCTGTGTGGCTGAATATGAGTCTGACCACTTACTATTCTTGAGATATTCTTTAGGACACCACTTCTGATAGGTAGGTATCAGTGTGTTCAACATCGTTTTGTGGTCTACACCTACAATCCTTGCTTTCATCGTGCGCAGGAAGTCGGTTCTAAGACGCTCAGTGGGGTATATGCCAGTTAAGGCTACTGGTAGTTCACCTGTAAGTTTAATGAAGGTTTTAAGGGCGCAGATTGTAGATTTTCCACTCTGATTTCCTCCGAAGGCCGCTAACATATCAGCATCCGAAAGCAATACATCCAACTGCCCATCTAATCTTGCGGGTATATCTTCCTCATTTATAAACTCTTTCAGGAAGTCGTATCTCTCTTTAGTGATAACCCCATCTGATGGCTCAAAGAACCAGAAGGCATTGTCGGCTTTAAGGGCTTCCATCCCCCTCTCAATCTCAGCCTTTGCCTTTAGGAGCGCATCCTTACTTGCTTTGAGTACCTTCTTGGGTAGAGGTATCTTCTCGCCCTTGACCTTCTTCTTGACAGGACGACCCCTTTTTCTTTTTTCCTCTCCCAAAAATTAACTCCCAACCCTCTGTGTATTCCTTAGTCTGCTCTCTCTGTTGGTAGTCAAACATCTCCAAATCCTGAACAATCGTAACACACTAATATCTCATCAAATGTCTTAGGGAAATATCTTGAGTCTAATTCTTCCCCGCATATCTCACAGCAACTTGTATATTTACTGCCCATCCCCCTTAGACCCCCATGTTAAAGATATATCCAGTTATCTTCATGCAAGTCATCGTAGAGCATATTGACCCTTTTTCTAAATATCTCTCGGAAAAGGAGTAGTAACTTTAACCATCCTATCCACCATTCCCCCCTCCTCCCCTACTCCCCATCAACATTAAACTTATCTTTATCTTGGCATACATCTTGCATACTGTATAACTCTATACTTATGTTTAAACTTGTCTTTAGTACCTTCTCTCGCCATGTACTTGGGCGGGTGTGTCCTTGTACCTCTCTACCTTCTATCGTTTAACCTTGATGATGATATTGACTGTGTGCCCGTGTGTCTAATCCTTATATACCTTACTCGCCATGCTTCTATTCTGTGGCGGTCTTGTCCTTGTTACTCTATAGGATAACGGATGTTGGTTAGGAAGATAGACTGTGGATAACTATGTGGGTTACTCTATCTCTGCTAACGCCTTGTTTATCTCTTCCAGCTTGTTGGCATAGTGTTCAACTGTTGACTTAACTGAGATATTGCCAGTAGACTGCCCTCTGATTAACCTGATTTTATCCTCAAGGATACCCACTGATACTATGCGTTGTGTAAATGGTGTTTTATGGATAGATTCACGGTCAAGACTGTGTATAACCTCCGACTGAATAAACTCATATACATCCGCCTTCTTTTCCTTGAAGTCTTTCAGGTGAAGCGGGTCGCTGTCGAATCTATCTAACGATTGTGATACTGCCTGTTTTGAACAATCGAAGTATTTACCTATCTCGGTTACAGTTAATCCTTTACTCCTTAGTTCAATCAGCTTGGCAAGGTTAATCTTGCCGCCCCTCCTGTCAATCACAGTTTGCGCTTCTCTTATCGCTGTTTCACTTCCCATCTTCTTTACCTTATCTCTTACACTTCACTTCGTTTCGTGTAGCATACATCGGTACTTCTAATCTTTACCTATGGCGAAAGTAAACTAATGGGTGTTATTGCGTCCGTTAAATACTTAATATATGTGGGGATTATGCCTGTTATGTGAGTAAACTGGTTTTAAGGGGTCTATAATCGCTTAGGTTAATAGGCATGATTTATCCATATACTGCTATGTCCTTGAGGCTTATCGTTCGTTCACGGGGATTGTGTGCGTCCATTTTATTTTACAGTATATTGAAAATATATTGATTTAGCTATTGACAATAGATTAGATTAGATATATAATCTATATAACAGATAAGCACTAACCCACTAACAAGGAGACTAAAACCATGAATATGCAATATGGATTAGCAGATTTAGCGGCCCCTTTCATACAATACAAAGGGACACTCGGAGATTGTTACAGGGAATCGAAGGGTTTAGGACTATGCGGCATTTATCGCAAGGATAAAGATGGAGCTTGGGTTACTGTTGCCAAGAGATATTTTGACAAGTTCACACATGCAAGTATGATATTACCCCGCACTGAAAATGACTGGTGCAAAACCATATAGGTAGTTAACCACTAACAAGGAGCGAGGCAATGAAGCTAATCAAAGGTAACGAACTACCACACAATCTTAAAAAAGAAGTGCTGCGCAAATACACATACAGGCTAACTACGGAGAATGGCTATCCTGAGTATAACCCGTGTAACGGCAGTGTTCCAGCTATTACGGATGAACAATGGCTTAGTGAACACGCCTTTTATATTACTAACAACGGCAAGCTCTCCTGTCATCATCTCCGCTGTGAACCAGCATACCTTGCCGATAAGGATGCCTAACATGCTCAGAGTAATAACTCCAACAGGATATGACTATATACTCACATCAATGCTCAACTACTACATCCGCCAGGGGTGTCAGGAATCCACGCATAGGCGGGAAAACAGGCCATAGGGCGGTAAATAGCGATAAAAGGCAAGAATTCCCTTGACATTGCGGTAGTATGTATTTACAAGGTACGGGAACAACCCTATCACAATAAACACACAACCTATAACGGAGGAGCGAGGCCATGAAGCTAATCATAGGTATGGGACACAAAATAGAACAATGCGCATGGTTTTGGGATAAGGATACTGGGCGAGTTTTGGGGTATGTCTTTAATCCTTATCTCAAAGATGCACAATACTGTTTAGATAATCATAATGCCATTATGAATACCACGAGGACATTAAAGGACACTAAGGTAACATTCGAAGCATAAACCAACAACCCCTAAACCATATTCACTAAGCCCCTAACGGGGCTTTTTTAATCCTCTCTTAGTATCTCATAAATCCATTGTTTCGTAAACCCCAACATCTCCGCAATCTCCTGAACGGTTAATTGTGCGTATATCCCCGCCGCAATAAGCCGTTTCCGTTTGTCCTCAATAGTCCTGATACTCGCAATCGTTATTGTTCGCCTAACCTGTATAGCTTCCTGAGCTTCTATCAACACCGCCTTATAATCCTTGTTGGCATATCTATCATGGTTAATATCCAGGAGCCGTTCTCTTAGGGGCTTATTGCCGTCAGCGAGCCTGTTAACGGCATGGCATGGGGTCTTACAGGCCTTGCGATCTGGACAATCCGTACAGACATCTATCATAATTACCTCTCAATTTAAAGTTTGTTTAATCCTATCACAATATATTAAATCATGGCAAGCTAAAAAAAGATAACCCGTATTTAACCCGTCTACAATCCCCTGTATTGCATGGTAATATTTATCCTTATGGTTATATGGGGCAAGGTCTTATCGTTCAACCTGAGCTATCCTGTGAAGCCATTTTATGGCACGATACTTGCATTAGATTCTGTTGGCATGGGTATTGCATAGAATAATTATTTTCATAATAATGAATAATATATTGATTATATCCTTGACATTATCTTGATATGGTATATAATAGAAGTATAGATATTGATTAACCAACTAACAAAGGAGCAAGACCATGACAAACACAATAAAGATAACAGGGTTCATGCCTTACGATAAATTTGAAGGCGAGAATTACTTAATCGCTTCCAGCCTTGCTGACAAGTTAATCCGCATTTATACCAAGCTTGACGGGGACAAAACAGTTGAATTAATCAGGACAATGACACAAGACGAAGTTATATCCATTACAATTAACTAAAGATAGTTCTTGACTTCTTCCATATAACTGAGATAATAAAGACAAGTTAAGCAATACACTACAAACAAGGAGAGACCAATGAGTACAAGAGCTAATATAATAGTTAAAGATGGTGCGAGTGAATTATGGTTTTACCGCCATTCAGACGGCTATCCAGACGGAGCCATGCCTTTGTTGGAGAAGTTCATGGACGCAGTAAAGAAGGGCATTATCCGTAACAACACACAACAGGCATCGGGCTGGTTGATACTGCTCGGCGCAGAAGAATACAAGGTACGGGCAGACTTTACCCATGAGAATTACAAAGGAGTGCGAGAGAAGGATTGGAAAGTTGGTTCAATCGAACCGACAACGGGACGGCACGGAGATATCGAGTACCTCTACACGCTCGACCTTGAAACCAAAACCATTAAAGTTGAAGAGGTATGACAATGGAAGAAACTACAACCTTTTGTATCAAGGGATTCCCAAAGTCCCTTTATACCCGCTACAAGGCGTATTGTGCCCTAAAGGGTACTACCATCAAGGCAGGACTCGAATCGTTGATTGTAGAGGCTTTAGAAGCCCGTGAGCGCACACAGGAAAAGGAAAAAGGAGGGGTAGACAATGGATAACTGGGCGAAAGAGCCGTGGAGGGTAGGGTCTACATACTCAGACCATATACACGCAGGGGAAGAACTGATTGCGATTGCTCTCAAGGGGGTAGAACCTCACGAAGAAGAAGAAAAAGCCAACGCCCTCCGAATCGTTACCTGTGTAAACGCCTGTGAAGGCATCTCCAGCTCTGCCCTTGAGAGCGGGGTGTTGAAGGAGGTGGCACAGGCGTGCAAATATGCGTTGTCAGACCTAAAATGGATAGAAACACAGGACATCAAGAGCAACTTTCAGTCAAGCATTACACTACTACAAGCCGTCCTCGACAAGCTGGAAGGGGGTAAGTGATGCCTAAATGGGACGCAACAGACAACCACATGACCGAGCCAGAGGGGAACGGCTCCCGAGACCACTATCAATTTGACGAAACCAGAGCAGATGATGAACGGGCGCAGAAACCCCTTACGGTAACAGAGCAGTATATTCTTGACCTCAAGAGGGAGAATGAACGCCTTAACAAGCTCCTTAAAGAAATATGGCAGGGGCTGGATAAAATGGAAGATACTATTCACGAATATCAACAGATAAAGTGAGGTTTACGATGATTAGAATCTGTAACTGGTATCACGAACCCAAGATACTTGGAGAGAAAGCCCCATTCGAGGACAAGAACGAAACCCACGGGCTTTGCGAGGAGTGTTACGACAGGTTTGTAACCGAGCATATGGTACGCACAACTTTAAGAGAGGTTAACAATGCCTAAAATAATATGCCCTGAATGTGGAGAACCGTATTTTAGATGGGCAACAGAGAAATTCTGCTGTGATGTGTGTAGATGTCTGATAGACCCTAAAGAGCAGGAGGTGGAGGGATGAGCAAGGGCACTATGACCGAAATTAAATCGCGTTGGGATGGCAGGATACTCTTTTCAGGCGAGTTCGCCTCATTAAAAGCGGCACTGCAAGAAGCTGTTA